CGACAAGTTGGCCAAAGAGTTGCCCGCCATTTTCAACTGGGCCATCGCAGGACAGCAACGACGCATGGCGCGTGAGGGCCAACGCTTCGAGCAACCAACGACAGGGCGCGAGTTACTGGAGTTGATGGAGGAGTTGGGTAACCCGATCGGCTCGTTCGTTACAGACGCACTGGACTACGACCTAAATGCCACAGCGCTGAAGGACGACGTGTTTGTGTGTTGGCGCAAATGGGCCACTGCCAAGAACATACCGCCCGGCAGTGACATGGCATTTAAGCGCAGGTTTCTTGCGGCAACGCAGGACCACCGCGTGACGGCCACAAGGGTCCGCATCGACGGCGAGTTGACCAACGTGTACCTAGGTTTGAAGTTAAAGCCCAAGGCGCAGAAGTACGTAGACAGCATCAGCAACTTTGAACGCGAGGAGATATTTTGAGCAACATTTACTACCACGTTGACGTCGGGTTCTTTCCGGTGCCTGTAAAGATGTGCTTTACATCCAAGGCATTTTACAAGGTGCTGAAGGACCACGGCATCACGGCACAGCCAGAGATGGCACCACTGGAGTTAGGTATCGCGGAAACGCACAGCTTTTCTTCAACCAAGGAGGCCATCATTGTTGTGGTGTTCAACCTTGCCGAGTGTGTTGACAACGCGGCCCTACTGGCCAGTGTGGTGGCGCACGAGTCGACCCACGTGATCTCACGTATACTGGACCACATTGGTGAGGACGTAGAGGACTTTGGAGAAGAGTCCCGAGCGTACCTGACCGAGTGGTTGGTGCGTCAGATGTTCACAGCTTGTTTAGCGGAGGTTGGTCGAATTGCAAAACGAAAAGAAAATCGAACAAAGGCTGGTCAAAAAGGTCAAGGAGAAGGGGGGCCTGTGCCTGAAGTGGGTAAGCCCGTCGACGACAGGGGTGCCGGACAGGCTAGTGTTCCACAACAGCCGAGTGATCCCAGTGGAGTTGAAAGACCCAAAGGGAAAACTAAGCGCAAGGCAGGAGTTGATGATCAAGGAGTTGCAGGCGCGGGGGGTACAGACACACGTGCTGTCAAGCGAGCAACAGGTCGACCAATTCGTTGATGACCTATGACTGACGACGAAGCACACGAAGCCAAGAAGCGCAACCACATTGCCAAAACAATGTTCAACGTTAAACGACGCGCCTCTGCCGCAGGTATTCCATTTGAGTTGGATCACAAATACCTGTGTGCAATCGCGCCGGAGTACTGCCCAATCTTCAAGACCAAAATTCTTTGGGGGTTTGGGCACTCAGGTACTGTTGGGGTAAGCGGCCCAGACTCACCCAGTCTGGACCGCATCATTCCAGAAAAGGGCTACGTTAAAGGTAACGTGGCGTGGTTAAGTAACAGAGCAAACATGATCAAGTCCAACGCAACCCAAGAGGACCTTTACAAGGTTGCGGACTGGACACACGAAAAGATAAAGGAGGTAAATAATGGAGGTGCACGACCGCCCCCACTTGGCGACCCTGCAAATACCTACATCACTCGTCCAACGCGCCATCGCATTGTTAACGACGCTACAGCAAGGGAAAGAGCAGGCTACTGATGTTGACATTAAAAAATTTACACCCCTACCAACAGCGGCTAGTTGGGGAGAGCAAGGCCAAACCACACATGGGTCTGCTGATGGACATGGGGTTGGGCAAGACGATAACAACCCTGACAATTCTCAGCCAACTTGAGGGCAAGACGCTGATCATTGGACCAAAGGCCGTCGTTAAAAACGTTTGGAAACAGGAGGCAGGAAATTGGACGCACACCGAGAAGATGAAGTTTGCCCTCATTGTGGGAAGCCCACAGGAGAGGTTGAAAGCGTTGCAGAGCGATTCGACCGTGTATTTGATCAATGTCGAGAACGTGGTATGGCTGTTCGAGCAAGCCTCATTGCCGCGTTGGAAAACATTAGTGATCGACGAGTCAAGCAGGTTCAAGAATCCATCCTCGAAACGATGGAAGACCTTGAAGGGACAATTGAAGAACTTCGAGCACAGGTACATACTTACAGGAACACCGACCCCGAAGTCGTACCTAGACCTGTGGACCCAAGTCGGCATTTTGGATTTGGGCCAACGACTCGGGAAATCGATGACTTCCTACAAAGAGAAGTTCTTCGAGCCAGACACCCGAGATCGTAGGACCGGCATGGTCTGGAGTTGGAAGTTAAAACCCAACGCCAAAGAACAGATCGACGCCCTGATCGGGGACATTTGCGTGTCCCTGCGCAAGGAGGATTATCTGACCATGCCACAGCGTCAGGACATTGTGCACACCATTGAGTGGGAGAAGGGGCCCAAACAGGCCTACAACACCATGCGCAAGGATATGGTGGTGGAGGTCGACGAGGAAACACTCACAGCGGCCTCGGCCGGCGTGCTCACAGGCAAGCTGTTGCAAATGACCGCTGGGTCTATCTATTCTGAAACCAAGGAGGTTATCCACATCCACGACACCAAACTGGAATACCTGACCGACATGTTGGAGGACACGCCCACCATTGTGTTCTACAACTTTAAACACAGCCTAAAACGGCTTCAGGGCGCGATTCCTGAGGCGGTGCTACTTGACCCTGACGACGAGAAAACAATCGCCCTATGGCGCTCTGGTAAGGTCTCAGTGCTACTTTGCCACCCCAAGAGCGTGGGCATTGGCCTGAACCTACAGTGCAACGTGGGCGACACGGCCCAGATTGTCTGGTTCGACCTGCCATGGTCCAGTGAAGACTACCTACAAGCCAACGCGCGCCTGTTCAGACAGGGGCAAGAAAAGCCTGTGATTATTCATCACCTGACCATGCAAAAAAGTATTGACAGTCAGGTCATGGATGTGCTAGAAGGGAAGATCGACATGCAAAATGCGTTAATGAACGCCTTAAAACTTCAATGATCAAAATCAACGCCACAATTCGCCGCCTTTCAGACGAAGAGCCGGATCCTCTTGAGCACGAGGATTCGTCCTCAGAACCTACCACTGGCGGCGCAGGGTGGGCGCCGTGGGGCCCAGACACCATCCAAGACGTGTACAACGTCGTGGCCGAGAAGCTGACCCCACAGCAGAGGGAAATCATTGAGGCGCATTTAGCGGGATACAACTACCACGACTTAGCGGTTACCCAGAAGTATTGGAGATACCACTACAGCGCGGCAATCAATAAGATACGAAAGGAGTTAAAATTGTGACGGGATATATAATAGAGTACGTCAAGCAAGGATGGCCGACCATAGACATCCAGATTGACACCAAGCAACCCATGTTCGAGAAAGATCAAGACGTGCTGTCAATCTGGCACTTCGAGAACGAAGACGAGTGTGATTTCATACTGCGGGATTTACGCAGGTTTCGTGAACAGCAAACTAAAGGATTAGCATAATGGCAAATGAAGCAACAAATTTATTAGCAAACTTGGGCGTAAAAACAAAAGACCAACGAGCCATGGAAATGGCCGGAGCGGTGACGCGATTGGTTGTAAACGAGGCTTTACGTGAGGCCAAGGCCCGCGCCCAGATCCGCGACTCAAATACTCAGGTTCAGAGGGTCGAAAAGCCCTCGCAAAATGGGTAATTCTATATAGGAAAGGCCTTTTTAGGCCTTGAATATAAGGTAACACCATGGCAACCAAATCCAAATACGAGTTCAAACCGGAGATGTGCGACCAACTGATAGAGTTGGGCAAGGTAGGCGCGTCCCAAAAAATGATGTTTGCAAGCGTCGGAATCAGTTCCACAGCCGCGCAGACTTTTAAGAAAAACCACCCAGAGTTCGCTGAAGCACTGGACATGGCCATCACCCACTCACAGGCTTACTGGGAAACCCAGTTGCTTGCCAACGTGGAGAACAAGGCCTTTAACAGCAGGGTGGCTGAGATCGCATTGAGAGGACAGTTTCCCTCGGACTACCGTGACGACAAGAACAGCAAGCTTGAAGTCAAGGCCGACGTCGTGTTGGATTTTTCTGGTGCAGTTACCGACCTAATTACGGCGCTTAAAAAAGCGGCGTAACAAACTGTCGGTACTTAGCAATAAGTGCCGACATTTCGTAAGCCCCTCACGGGGCTTTTTTCACCTTTGTATAAAGGAGAGCATCATCACAGCACATGCACTACTCAGTGCCTCAGGGTCCAAGCGTTGGATGTCTTGTACACCAAGCGCGCGACTAGAGGCCGTACTCCCCGAACCTAAACGAAAATCCGGCGCGTTTGACTTCAGCCAAGAGGGCACCACAGCCCACACTATGGCAGAGGCCAAGCTACGCCGTCATTTCGGTCAGATGACGGCCAAGGAGTACAACGAGGCCATTGCAGAGGTCAAGGCGACACCCTACTACGACGAGGACTTCGAGGCGCACGTGGACAACTACGTGCTCTACGTTCGTTCGCAGATTGGTGAGGGGGATACCCCTTACTTTGAGCAACGGGTGGACTTCAGCGAGTGGGTGCCAGACGGCTTCGGCACGGCCGACGTGGTTATCATGAGCGAGAACAAAGTTCGCGTGATTGATCTTAAATTCGGCAAGGGAGTTGCAGTGGACGCCGCGGACAACCCACAACTGAGGCTGTACGGCCTTGGTGGTTGGTACAAGTACAAAGACGCCCACCCAAACATCACCCACGTCGAATATACAATTCACCAACCCCGACTGGACAGCATCACCACCGAAACGGTGACGCTAGACAGTTTGCAAGATTGGGCCGAGCATGTAGTTAAACCCAAGGCCAAGAAGGCGTATGCCGGCCAAGGGGATTTTGTGGCGGGAGATCATTGTCAGTTCTGTCGAGCCAAGGCCCAGTGCCGAGCCCGAGCGGACTTCAACAATGTCGCGGCGGCGGCCGATTTCAAGGCGCCATCACTCTTGTCCGACAGCGAGTTGGCAAAGGTACTCAAGGACGCTTCCAAGACACGCAAGTGGTTGGCAGATGTTGAAGGGTATATGTTGACACAGGCCACGGACCATGGCATAGTGCCTACAGGTTACGAGTTGGGGCAGTCAAGCACAAATCGTAAAATTGAGGCGCAAGAGGATGCGGCGAAAAAGTTGCAGAAAGCCGGATTTAGTGATATATTCACCGAACCCAGTTTGAAATCTGTGGCACAATTAGAAAAGCAGGTAGGCAAAGGGCACCTCCAAGAAATTCTTGGTGACCTGATTGTCAAGCCGGCAGGGGAACCAAAACTGGTGCCCTCGAAGTTGAAGGAAGAGTTTGGGTCTTGAGAGCCGCCTATTTTAAAGTGCTCTCATTTAAGCTAACAAGCTAACAAGCTAAAAAGGAGGCCAAGATGGCCAAAATCGTTGAAAAAGTGGTTACCAATAAAGTTCGTTTTTCTTTTGTTCACGTGTTTAAAGCCGTTGCAATGGAAGAGGGAATGACGCCTAAGTTTTCTGTGTCTATCATTATCGATAAAAAAGATAAGGATACCATTGACCGAATCAATGCGGCTTTTGAAAGAGCCAAAGCGGCAAATGCTTCAGTTTTTGGCGGGACAATCCCTAAAAACCTTAAAGGCGGTTTGCGTGACGGAGACACGGAGAAGGATGATCCTGCGTACGCAAACTCTTATTTCATTAACGCCAACACGCACCAAAAGCCCGGTGTTGTGGATGCTGATCTAAACCCAATCCTTGACCCCGACGAGGTGTACTCTGGTTGCTACGGCAGAGCGTCTTTGACGTTCTACGCGTACAACCAACAAGGCTCCAAGGGCATTGCCTGCGGTTTGAACAACTTGCAAAAGTTGGAAGATGGTGAGCGTTTGGGTGGTGGTTCTTCTGCCGCCTCTGACTTCGCGGTCTAAGTAGGTAGGGGGTTGTAGCTTATAAGCTACAACCCAATTTTGTTTAATATACTGAACATTTATCATGATCAAACTTGAATTCTCTGTTGACGAAGTCAACCACATTTTGATGTTGTTGGGCAAGCTCCCATTTGCTGACGTGAACATGACCATCATGGCCATTGTTGACCAAGGCCGACCCCAAGCTGAAGCTTTGGAAGCCGCGAAAGCCGCTGAAGAAACCGAAGAACCAACAGCAGAGTAACCACTACCCTGCTGTACCCGCGCCCATGCTCACGTGTGGGCTTTTTTGTCTCTAAAATTTATCACCATAAAATGAACCAATACCAACAATACATCCACAAGAGCCGCTATGCTAAGTTCATGCCAGATCAAAATCGACGTGAGGACTGGAACGAAACTGTAGCCCGCTATGTGGACTATGTTTTTAACAAGACACCCAAGCTTGATTCTTCAATGAAGCAAGACATCTTTAATGCCATCTCTGGCCATCACATCATGCCGTCAATGCGCGCCATGATGACCTCTGGAAAAGCCGCCGACCGTGACAACACCTGCGTATACAACTGCTCTTACCTCCCTGTTGACGACGTCAAGTCGTTCGACGAAGCCATGTTCATCCTGCTCTGTGGTACGGGTGTCGGCTTCTCTGTGGAATCTAAGTACACCAACAAACTGCCGGAAGTGCCAGAGCGCCTGTTCGACTCCGACCACGTCATCAACGTGCACGACAGCAAAGAAGGTTGGGCCAAGTCTTACCGCCTGCTGTTAGCCAACCTGTACGCCGGCGAGATCCCAAAATGGGACGTGAGCAAGGTGCGCGCCGCAGGCACGCCCCTGAAGACCTTTGGTGGCCGTGCATCCGGCCCAGAGCCATTGGTTGACCTGTTCCACTTCACAATCAAAATCTTCAAGGCCGCACAGGGCCGCAAGCTGAACACGCTTGAGTGCCACGACCTGATGTGCAAGATTGGTGAGGTTGTTGTGGTGGGTGGCGTGCGCCGCTCTGCCATGATCTCTTTGTCCGACCTGAACGACGAGCGCATCCGCCACGCCAAGTCGGGTAACTGGTGGGAAACTGCCGGCCACCGAGCACTGGCCAACAACAGCGCCGTGTACGACGTCAAGCCAACAGTTGGCACGTTCTTGGAAGAGTGGACGTCCCTGTACAACAGCCACTCTGGTGAGCGCGGTATTTTCAACCGCGAGGCCGCCAAGGCCGCTGTGGCCAAGTACGGCAAGCGTGACCCCAACTACGAGTTCGGCACAAACCCCTGCAGTGAGATCATCCTGCGCCCCTACCAGTTCTGTAACCTGACAGAGGTCATGGTGCGCCCAGAGGACACACTGGAGAGCCTGAAGCAGAAGGTGCGCATGGCGGCCATTTTGGGCACCATCCAAGCCACGTTCACGCACTTCCCGTACCTGCGTAAGGTCTGGCAACGCAACACCGAGGAAGAGCGTTTGTTGGGCGTGTCATTGACCGGCATCTACGACCACAAGGTTACAAGCGATATAAACGGCGCCGCATTGTGGTTGCCCCAGTTGCGCTTGGTGGCTGAAGAGGCCAACGCCGAGTTCGCCGATTTGCTCGGTATCCCACGCTCAACAGCCATCACGGCCGTTAAGCCTAGCGGTACTGTGAGCCAGTTGACAGACACAGCAAGCGGCATCCACCCACGCCACTCGCCCTACTACATCCGCCGCGTGCGCGGTGACATGAAGGACCCACTGTCACAGTTCTTGATTTCCCAAGGCATCCCCAACGAGCCATGCGTGATGAAGCCCAACAACACGGTCGTGTTCAGCTTCCCACAGAAGGCGCCAGAGGGCTTGACCACACGTGACGACATTGACGCAATCAAGCACTTGGGCCTCTGGTTGGCGTATCAGCGCCACTGGTGTGAGCACAAGCCCTCTGTGACCATCTCGGTCAAAGAGAGCGAGTGGCCAAAGGTCGGCGCGTTTGTTTGGGACCACTTTGACGAAATGTCTGGTGTGTCGTTCTTGCCCCACGACGGCGGCACGTACAGACAGGCGCCCTACGAGGAGTGCACCAAGGAGGACTACGACCGACTGTTGGCGCAAATGCCAACAATCAACTGGGCCGCGTTTGCTGAGAACACAGACAACGTTGAAGGCGCTCAGACCTTGGCTTGCACCGCCGGCGGTTGCGAGATATAATTGAATTGGGGCGGTACCTCTGGGAGTTCTCGGGGGAGCGCATACCGCCCCACCTTATACTTAAAATCAATGACTGAATACTTAAAAACCACGACTGTATACTCAAAGGACAACTGTCCTGCGTGTGTCCAACTCAAGGCCCGATTAACCAAAGAGGGTGTTGATTTTAAGGAAGTAAAAATTGGTCGGGACATCACTGTCGAGGCGTTCAAGGAACAATTCCCCCTCGTGCGTCAGGTGCCCTTTGTTGTAACCGAATCAGGAGAATGAAATGAAAGACAAGTTGTTAGAAATTTGTGAAAGCATTCTGGGTGCTTTTAGTATGTTGGTGGGATTTCTGTTTGCCTGCTACTTGGTGTTCATAGGCGTGGGCCTGTGGGGTCACCTGCACATGTACGCACTGAGCGCATACAAATGAAAGAGGGCGTCAAATACGACGGCGACAAGATACGATGGTCCCTACTGCCCCTTGGGGCGGTCAGGGAGGTCGTTGAGGTGCTTGAATACGGTGCCCACAAATACGCGCCAGACAACTGGCGCAAAGTTCCAGACAAAGAGGCGCGATATTGGGACGCGGCCATGCGACACATTGTCGAGTGGAAAATTGGATCAAGCCTAGACGAGGAAACAAAGCGGTCACACCTAGCCCACGCGGCGTGTTGCCTTTTGTACCTACTGGCCTTTGAACAGGAGGCGCGCCATGAGTGACGGCGGCAAGGGCGACAAGCAACGCCCAACAGACCAGAAAAAGTATTCGGAAAACTACGACAAGATTTTTGGTAAAAAGAAACCAGAACCAAAACCTGTGGTATAGTTTGAGTGTTTCATGGTGAGTCCTTGGTTGGACTTTTAAGCAGGGGAGGCAACTCTCCTGCTCTTTTTTAACGCAGATTCGTCTGCATGCCTTAGGAGCAGTTATGTCAGTTCTTTCAATCGACTTCGAAACCCGTAGCACGATCGATCTCAAGGTCCACGGCCTTGACGTGTACGCCTCATCCCCCACAACAGAAATCATTTGCCTCGCCGCAGGATACACCGCGGACGACGTGCAGGTCTGGACGCCAGACCAAGTACCCCAGTGGGTATTAGACCACGTGCAAAGAGGCAACCTAGTCTCCGCTTGGAACGCGTCTTTCGAGCACCACATCTGGAACCGTGTAGGTACCCGCTTTGGGTGGCCCGCGCTCCAGTGGGAGCAACTCATTGACTCCATGGCCATCGCGGCCGCAAACAACATCCCCCAAGACTTGGACACGGCCGGCGAGGTCATGTCCTCTGACTTCCAAAAAGACAAGCGCGGCAAGAAGCTCATTCAGCTTTTGAGCAAGCCCAAGCGCGACGGCACGTTCAGCGAGGACCCAGTGCTCGTGGCCGAGATGCTTGAGTACTGCAAGCGCGACGTGCAGACAGAGATCTCCATCGTGGCCAAACTGCGCCCACTGTCTGGCGCTGAACACAACGTGTGGGTGGCCACGCAGAAGATCAACCAACGTGGCGTTCCAGTGGACCCCGTTGAATTGACCAACATTATGAACGTGGTGACCAACGAGATGGCCCACATCAACGAAGAGATCACGCGCCTGACAGGTGGCATTGAGGTGTCCAAGCGTGAGCAGTTACTCAACTGGTTTAGGGCCAGAGGCGTGCCACTGACTGACATGCAGGCCGAAACAATTGAGACCGAGGCCAAGAAGACGCACGCCAACCCAGACGTTGACAAGGTGCTGAAGTTACGCTCTGAGGGCTCCAAGACGTCTGTCACCAAGTTCAGCAAGATGGCTGACGTTCAGGTGGACGGGCGCATTCGTAACGGTCTGGTGTACCACGGCGCCTCCACGGGCCGTTGGGCCAGTCGGGGTATCAACCTGCAGAACATCGCGCGACCCGCGCTGTGGATGAAGGACCAAGACATCGTAGACGCGGTGCAGATCGGTCTGGAGTACGGCGGCTATTTGGCCATGAAGGAGCGCTTTGGTGACCGCGTGATGGACGCGTGCTCGTCGATTGTGCGCAACGCCATCAAGGCGCCAGAGGGGTACACCTTTGTGGACGCTGACCTGTCCTCCATCGAGAACAGGGTGGCGTCATGGATCGCGGGCCAGAATGACAAGGTGGAGTTGTTCCGCCAAGGTCTGGACGAGTACAAGACGTTCGCGTCAACAAGCCTGTACAAGGTACCCTACGAAGAGGTGACCAAGGACATGCGTCAGGTCAGCAAGTCCGCTGTGCTCGGTTGCATGTTTGGGCAGGGCGCAAAGGGCCTTGTGGCCTACGCTGAAGGGATGGGGGTTATGTTGGACCTCGGACAGGCCGAGAACGCCGTGAACGCGTACAGGCTGTCTTATGCCAAGGTGAAGAACTGTTGGTACCTGATGGGCCAAGCGGCCATCGACGCCATACAGGAACAGGGACGGGCTTTTAAGGCCGGTAAGGTGACGTTTAAGGTTGCTAAAGGGGCGCTGTGGATGCAACTACCCAGTGGCCGTTTAATTTGTTGGCAGGCACCCGAGGTCATTCAGGAGCACACGCCATGGGGTAAGTTGGCTGACGTGGTGTACGTCACCAGTCAGAACACCTTTACCCGCAAGTGGGGGCGCAACAAGCTGATCGGCTCCAGTATCTTCCAGTCCTCTGTTCAAGGAACCGCACGCGATTTTCTTGCCGAGGCTACGCTTGAACTGGAGGGTAAAGGCGTGTCGGTGATTAACCTGATCCATGATGAAATTCTTTCGTTATGCCGTGTTGAAGACGCGAAACAAACTGAAGAATTGGTGATGAAGTCTTTGACCACACCACCAAGTTGGGCGGGAGATTTCCCGCTTGCGGCAGAGTCTTGGATCGACACACGCTACCGCAAATAAGGGCGAGAAGGGGGCGGTTTGGTGACCGCTCTTCTCCTCCACGCTTACAAGTGTGTCAAACCACCCTGCGCGTAGTTCACGCCGTACTTGGTTTTTAGTCGTGGGTCTTTCCACGACGTTTTCTCTACGTCACGGGCCAACACCAGTGGACCGGCCTGAATCTTTTCAGCCGCGCTCCACACGGGTTGCATGTCGGCCTTGTCATAGAATTGTGACCCACGGTATGGGTTCATGCCGATCTGGCGCCATGAGGGGTCCTTTAGGGCCTCTGCAAGCATCCTGCGGACTTCCTCGTCTTTGGTTGTTTGTTGGTTGCCCATCATCATAGCAAACGGACCCTTGTTCGAACCCTCTTCTACAGACAATGGGGTCAACGCTTGCTCTCTGGTTCCAAGACCCACGCGAATGGCCCTGTTGGGATCAGACTGAAACTCCACGTCTTTTAAATGGCCTGTGTGACCATACCCAATAGGCTTGCCTGCAGTGTCGTGCATTGTGTCAACGTAGGTGCCGTAGCGCTCGTATGCGGGGATGTCAAGGCGGTTGCCTACGCGCATGCCCTCAGGCACTTGCAGGTTCAAACCCAGAATGCCCTTGTCGGCTTTGTTCTTGTCCAGTGCAGACACAATGTCAATGTTGGAGTGCGCGGTTGGTAACTCAGTCAACGGGCGAATTGGCCTGCGCTCGTTCATGATGCGCAGGTAGTCAGCCTGCGAGATCTTGCCTGTCATGTAGGCTTCAAGCGCTTGAGCCAGTTGGGGGTCCTGTTGTTGCTTGTAGGGCTTTGCGTTCAGCTTGCGCCACGCGTCAACCTTCTCAGGCGTCAGCTTGAGCATGTCGTACGCGGACTGCGCAATTCGCGTCAACCCACCCACCTTGCCACCACCGTCAAAGTGCTGTACCAAACCACCGCCCGCATACCCCGCGTCTTCTGCCATGGTGATGTAGTCCTTGCTGATAAGTTGTGGTCGCTTTGGATAAGAGAACCATGCGTTGCCGTGGGGCTCCATGCCAATACGAGGCTTGATCTCGTTGTACCAGTCACGCACGGCAATATTCTGTGGCACCGCGGGGAACTGCACCTGCTTGTCTTCACCGGTTACTTTCCAACGATAGTCTGGGTGCAACACGTCGTCTGCGTACTGCGCAGGCAAGTTGTCTACTGTAAACAAACGAGTGCCCACCGCGCTTGTAGGCGCGCCCTTAGTGAAGGGGTCTGCGTGGTCTTCTAAGATGTTTGCATACTGGGGCACGGTTGCGGGCTTGCGTGTGCCAAGACCCATGCCAAGCAAGTCGCCGATTGCCTTGCGGCCCTCAAACGTTTGTCCGGCAATTGCCCTGACCGCGTCCTTGTCCATGATGTCAAACTTGTCATTGAACGGGAGGTTTTTCAGCGTGCCTGTTGTCTTGGCCTTGCTCAGAATGGCTTGGTTGATTTTCTCAATTTGCTCTGGTGTTACATCACCCGCGGCGTAGTTCTTGTAAAACGTTTCAAGCACGTCATTGAACACGGTCTTGTTGGACCTGTGTTGGTCTGGCGCACCAATGTAGTTGGTGTTGACCATGGGACGGCCGTTAAACTCTCTGGCGGTCTGAATTAGCTTGTTGGCGGCCTCTTCACTGTCGTTCATCCACACAGCCTTGTTGGCCGCGTGAAGGGGGTTAGTGTTTTGGAAGTTGGGGAAACCTGTGCCGCCCCAACGACCGCCGTGAACACCCTGTCTGTCAGACATGTGCACGCCAAGATAGTGGTCTTGGTACGGCCTGATGGCCTCGCTGAACTTAATTTGCTTAGTTGGCTTTGGTGCAAACTTAGCAATCTCTTCAGCAGAGGGAATGATCAACTGGCCGGGGGCCTGACCAAACGCACCTGCAATTTTACTACCTGCGGTTTTTAACAGACCTGTACGGCCACCACCGTCAAAGTGCTCAACGGCGGGCAAGCCGCCGACCGGCTTTTTTACTGCACCACCTTTTTTATACTTGACGGGGGAGCCATCGGATTGCAGTACTGACTTGGTTTCGTCTTTAGTGTTAAAAACATCCCACACTTTTTGCGCCGCTCCACCGATAACACCCGCCGCCGCGCCATAAGCTTTAGCTTTGGGGTTGCCTGCCGCAGTTGCTCCAAAGCCTACGGAACTTAAAGCACCGAGTCCTGCACCAACAGGATCATTGGTTCCGCGTTGGTATGCGTCCGCGGCTTGAATGCCTGCCAAACCACCAGATACAGCGTTAGCACCTTGACCAAAACGTGAGCCGGGGCTTACTGTTTTAGGCGTTGGTACACGTTCCAACGTAAGTGGTTGAGGATAAGGAGGCAACCCCTGTAGCAAAGGGTGTTGTTGAGGAATTTGTGGTATAGGAGCCGGTGCGGCAGAGGGGGGAAGCATAAGACCTGTTGTCTTATCAAACTTAACCCCGGGCATCATGGCTCGGGCTTGACGCTCTTTTTTAACGCCTTCTTCACCCATTGTCCCAGCTTCTTTCATACTTAAAGCTTCTTGGCCTTCAACAAAGGGAATTGCTCCCCTGTATTGGCCTAAAGACCAATTGCTTATGTCAGCACCTTGCACTTTAGCCGCAGAATCCATTAACTCTTTACGCAACTTCAAAGCGTCGTTGTGTGCTCTTACATCCGCGTCATACTGGGCCTGTAAAGCTTGGTTGCGCACTTGTGCGGCTTGCATTGGAATTTTGCTTTGAGAAACTTCCGCCTGAAATTTTTCACCCGACTTAGGTTTGTCTTGTCCAAACGTAGCACCAGCGATAGCACCAACAACTCCCGCGCCTTGAACAAAGGGGTTTAAAAACCTATTAGAGTCTTGTCTGGTAATTTTATCAATCTCGTCTAACGCGTCGAGATCTAACGGGGCCACTTGATATGTGCCGCTTCCAAGTTTATTTTCTTTAGCCATTGGTTGTGCTCCTTGTGGCGCCGTAGTTTGTGTTGCCGCGGTTTGTGTTGTTTGTGGCGCCGTTGGTTCGTATCCGGCGTACCCTCTAACTTTTTGAATGTGGTTTAATGCGGCGGGACTTGCTTGTCCTGTCGTAAAATATTCACTGCTTGGGCCGTCATGGTAAGCAATCAACGCTTTATCAACATCGTTGTTATATTTATCAAGCATCATTTTCATATACTTGACGCCGCCGCGAATGTTTTCTGTTTCGTTATACCGGTTAACGCCCATGTCTTTGGCGGCCGCTTTACCGAGCATCATTACACCAGTTGGTCCCGTCTTAGACTTTTTGCTTTGATCAAAACCACTTTCTTGCATAGCCATAGCAAGCGCAAGTTCAGTAGGAACACCCTGTGATTGAGCTTCGGCCATGACGCGTTTGGCAGTTGCCTGCCGTCTAGCATCAAGTTTAGTTACCCAATCAGGCACGTTGTTTTGAGCCATTCTTACGCATCTCCGGGATATTTAGGAGGGTTCTTGATTTGCATTGTTTTAGCGGTGTTGTAGTATTGTTCGCGCTTAATGTCTTTGTATGTGGGGCTATTCTTAAATTGTTGCCAATTTAAACCAGCTTTTTGTGCTTCTGCCCACTTATCATTTATTTGTTGGGCATTAGAGCTTGCAATTTCCAACATTTTCATTTTGACCATCATGTTTCGCGCAGAATCGCGGTTGATGTCTCCAACGGCACGTTCTACTAACTCGCGTTCAAAGTTAGACACAGCGCCTTGACCTTTCATTACACGTTGTGCGTAATCCAAGTTGATCTGGGCCATGCTGGCTGTAATACGTGTCCAAGCCTCCAAACGTTTTGGATTGTCTTTTGCGCCGGGGTCAACCTGCTGTAAGAAGTCGTTAATGCCGGGAACGCTGATAGAACCAAACTGGCCAATTTGAACGCCGGATTTCAATAAGCCAGCAAGCGCGGAACCTAAAGAAGGTTGATTTAATTTAGCAAACAAATCTTTGTGTTCTTTAACATCCTGCATAACTTGATTAGCAAGCAAAATGTTAGTTGGTGCGGCGTCTGCCGCGGCACGCAAAGCGGTTTGTTCCGCGGCCAATGTTTCGGCCATTTTTTCGGCTTCTTTTGTGTCTCCTGCAATAGTCACTCCCGCTTGTTTCTGTCTCCATTCCAGATCTTCTTTTGTTCCGGGAGCAAAAGGACTTCCCTGCGTTGGTGCAGGAGCCGCCGCTACAGGAGCAGGAGGCCTTGCTGGTGCCGGAGTAGGAGCCGCCGCTACAGGAGCACCTTGAGGAGTAGGAGCCGCCGCTACAGGAAGGCCGCCTGCATTTGGTTGTGGTGCAGGTGCGGGCGTATTGCCCAATGCGGCACCAACAGCACCAAACGGTGTCTGTTGTCCTGTTCCACCAACACCACGAACGTCGTGAGGTGTAAAAGCGCCAGCGCCGGCAATATTAACCGCCAACATTTGGTTCCATGTTGGTGAGCCGCGCACAATACCAGCTAACTCCATACGACGCTCAATGTCGTCTTTCTTGGTCAAAGCAAGGTATTGCTTTTGTGCCTCTTGTGGGTTTGTTTGATACAGTTGAAGCAACGCGATTTTTTGCTGTGGGGTAAGGTTATCACCTGCTTGAGGCACACCACCTGCTTGAGGCACACCACCTGCTTGAGGCACACCACCTGCTTGAGGCACACCACCTGCTTGAGGCACACCACCTGCTTGAGGCACACCACCTGCTTGAGGAGCACCACCTGCTTGAGGAGCATTTGCCAAACCAAGGGTTGTCATAAACTGTTGCTTTTGTGCGGCCGCTTGCATCTTCTCTTGCATCAAGCGCTCTTCTTGCGTCTTCAACTGGGCCATGTTGACGCGCATGTTGAAAATGTCTTGATCATTAGTGCGCTCTTTAGTGCTCTGCGTTTGCATGTTCTGGGCCATCTGGTTTTGGGTGTCACCAAGAACAGAACGCATTTGATCCATGCCCTGCTCAAAGCTACCTTTGTAAGCCTGACGTTGGTTGATCATTTGTTGGAGGTAGTCGCGGATACTGGCGCTGTCGTCCATGCCAAGTGCGACGCCCTTGTTACCAAGAACGTTCAGTCCACTCTTACCAAGCATTTCGCCTTTTACAAGCGGCAGTCCGCCTGTTGGTTCAGTCGTTGTTGGGTTTTCCATAATTAGTAATCGCCTTCACCAAAAGTGCCGCTACCACTGCCACCAAAGTTTACACCCGCAACATCACTAGAAAGCAGTTTGTTCAACCAAGGGTACGCGGTGTTTGCATTGTACGCGTTAGAAAGCACGTTACCCGCGCCACCAATTGCAGTAAGACCTGCCAAGAAGTTGGCGTAATCGCCTTTAGACGTGGTTGTCTCCACGCTCTTGTCGGTTGTTGGCCCCATGGCGTTGATGATGTCGCTGTACTTAGCCAGTGCAGGCAAGCCGCCCATCATCTCTTGGGTTGCTGTGTTTAGTGCCGTCGTGCCGTATTGAGCGCCCACGTTACCCAACGCCTGACCGGCTTGAATAGACTGTTGCATTGCGTCCATGGCCGCTTTGTTTTGTTGTTCATTCAGTGTGGCCAAAGCGCCTGCGCGCGCTGTCTCTGTGGCTGTTTGGCCACGTAAAGAATTATAGTTGCCTGAAGCAATACCACCCGCGCCAACCTGAGAGGTAAGCTGTGGGAGGAGTTGGTCCAACTTAGCGTTCTGGGACGCAAACAAGGCGCCCAGAGGGCTTGCCGTGTTGGGCGCGCCAGTTTCCAAGAAAGGATTAGCGTTGGCCGTCTGGGAGGCCTGCAGGCCCGAAATGGCCGTTGTGAAAGGGTTGGCCGTTTGACTACCAAGATCGCTGATCAAACCCGCCGCAACGGTTTTGCTAGGGTCTGTAATGGCCCCGTAGGTCGTTGGTGCCTTGTTAGTGGCAATGTCTTGTTGTGCAGTTGTGAACCACGTTGGCAGGGTTGTGTTAACTGTACTACTTGAATCAAAAACGCTCATTTTTTTCTTCCTTTCATTTGCACGCTAGAGAGATATTCTAACGGGCCTTTGCTTTCTGGTGGCAACTCGCCCGGAGGGTTAGAGTGCTTGTGTGCTCGAATTGTTTTAATAAACTGGTCCAAAATGTCTGCGCCAGAGTCACTGGAGCCGTTACCCAAAGCAGACACAATGTCCGCAGGTAACACAAATTCGCTGTTGGCCACCATGGCGGGGATCTGGTCTGACGTACCATCACCGCGGCCTTGGATGTAGGTTGTTCCTGCGCCACCCTCAGAGTAAAACTCTGGTTGACCCATGGGGTGCTGTGGAACCATGCCACCTTCAGCAAATGAGAAGAAACTGAGTAGGTCCAAAGCGGGGGCCTCTTTCTTGTTTTGTTCCTCTTCCTTTTTATCCTTTTCTTCTTCCGTTGTCAAGGTTTTTTCAGGAGTGGATTGTGGTACTGCTACGCCCGCCAAGCTGAACAAAAGCGGGTTCAAAATCTTAGCTTCTTCCGACACTTTTTGGTAGGACAACTTTGTGTCCGCCGCAAGGACTGGTGTTGGTGTATATCCGCCGCCAAAACCTATTTTCGGCGTAGGCGTAGGCGTAGGCGTAGGCGTAGGCGTAGGCGTAGGCGTAGGCGTAGGCGTAGGCGTTGGCGTTGGCGTAGGCGTAGGCGTAGGCGTTGGCGTAGGCGTTGGCGTAGGCGTTGGCGTAGGCGTAGGCGTAGGCGTAGGCGTAGGCGTAGGCGTAGGCGTTGGCGTAGGCGTAGGCGTTGGCGTAGGCGTAGGCGTAGGCGTAGGCGTAGGCGTAGGCGTAGGCGTTGGCGTAGGCGTAGGCGTTGGCGTAGGCGTAGGCGTAGGCGTAGGCGTAGGCGTAGGCGTAGGCGTTGGCGTAGGCGTAGGCGTTGGCGTAGGCGTAGGCGTAGGCGTAGGCGTAGGCGTAGGCGTAGGCGTTGGCGTAGGCGTAGGCGTTGGCGTAGGCGTAGGCGTAGGCGTAGGCGTAGGCGTAGGCGTAGGCGTTGGCGTAGGCGTAGGCGTTGGCGTAGGCGTAGGCGTAGGCGTAGGCGTAGGCGTAGGCGTAGGCGTAGGCGTAGGCGTTGGCGTTGGCGTGGTAGTACTAGTTTTTCCGTCGTTGATAACAATGTTATCGTCTGCACCACCTTCACGGCCTTGAATCAAATCAGTAGAACGCATTGTCTCTGCGTTGGCCGGTGTGAACACCTCGTTCTCACCATAGATGTTGTACTGCTCAAACAAACCGGGGCTTGTTTGTTTCATGGCCAACGCGTCTGCGTTAGAGATGCCTAAACGTTGCGCGACACCAGCAACGTCTGCAGACACTTGGTCTGTTCCAGTGCCGGGCGTGTACACCTCACCGCCAACCAACAACTCACCTGCCTCGTTGTACTGGTCGCCAGTGAGTCCTGTGTTAGTCAATCCTTCAAGCACGTCAATATTAGCCGGTCTTGTTCCAGTCACAGTCATCTCGCCCGCGTCAGTCACACCGGGCGCTGTGGTAACAGTTGCGCTTTGCGTAAACGGTGTGTAGCCGGTGGGGATCTGGCTAACAAGGTCAGAATTCTGAGTGCTTGTTTGTGTGTTTAATTTTTCAGGAACCAACGAGGCGCCTTGCATAAACGACGCAACGCCTGCGCTTCCAAAAATACCTGTGGCAATCAAAGCATCGCGCACCTTTGTGCTTGCGTTGGCGGCCTCGCGCAGGGCTGTTTGGCCCGCTGGTGTTGCGGCCAGTCGTTGCATCAACGCGGCTGTTTCTGCGGCGGCGGCACTTCCAAGTGCAGGCACAGATCCAGCAAACGCAAGCTCGTCTGGTTTGATGCCTGCTACTTGCGAAATGATGTCTTCTGCCTCTGCAGAAACAGGTAAATCTTGTGTTAAGTTGGTGCCTGCAGTATTTGAGGCCAGTTGGTTAACACCCTCAAATGTGTCTGTGCCTGTCAACTGACTTGCCGCGGCAAACGCGTCGTCAGAAGAACCACCCGCGACCAGTGTATTTTTAAACGTGTTGAATGCCGCGTTATCTTTTGACGCGGATTCAATTGATGTTTTAAACCCTGCTGTGGCGTTTGCAATTGCGTTGGGGTCTCCAGACTCAAATGCAGTTTTAAACCTTAAAGCCGACGCGGCTAATTTGGCGTCAGTACTGCCGGTCAAAGAAGATGCGGCGTCTAGTATCGTTGCGGCGTCGCCGCTTCCAAGTGCCGCGGCCGCGTTGAACAATGTGGCCGCTGTTCTTACCTCTGTGGGAACACTTGCACCACCCAAAGTAAGACCAGAATTTACAACACCAATAATGTTGCCTTTGTCCAGTGCGTTCAAGCCGCCGGCAACAGTTTTTGTGGTGTTGATAAGGTTTGCGTTTTGCGCAAGCACACTGCTTTCATAAAGCGCGTTTGCTCCAGCAAAATCACCCGCGTTAGCCAGTGCGTCAATTTCAGCCATAGTGTTGCCCGCAAACCCACTGGCGGAACTAAGACCACTTAATATTGCGCCAGTCCAGTCTCCTTTAGACGCCGCATTTAATGCGTTTGCGCCTTGGATGTACGGAGCAAGCGCGGGGTTTATTACAGAAAGCGCCAAGGCCGCAATAGGGACGACAGAGTCTCTAAACTGAACCCACTGGCTTCCAGTACCAGAAGACGTTGGAACAACAAACCCATCTTTTGTGGGTTGAAGTTGATATACGGTTTGGTGGTTACCCGCTCCTGTGCCTTCTAAAACTACAGGCTGTCCGGTTTTAACGTTATAGATTTCGGTAACGTCTTGAGTGTAATCGCCGCTTTCTCCGGGCACATTTTGTTGAACTGTACGTGTTTTGAGATCCGCTAAACTTGTGACGCCTTGTGCGGTCAACTTGTTTGTCATGTCCCATATAACAGCTTCTTTAGAACCAAATCCAGCTTCTCTTCTTTCTGTTGCACCACCTGAGATCATCCCGTCATTGCCGGGGATCTTGGCGATACCGTTAATCTGGTCAAAAAGAGTTTTTGAATCGCCGGTAGCAATTTCCCAACCTGCACCACCTTTTGATTTGACGTCTCCGTTTACGTCTTTAGCCAGACCCCACATTTCTAAACGCCAAGGCTCCCAGTCTTTAAGACCGTTAGGATCAACGTCTCCGTACCCGGGAATATTTACTCTGTTAGATGAATCACCAACACTTGGTAAGTCCTTTAGTTTTGCGTCTGCGGCTAACATTTGCGATGAAGCTGGACGACCTTCTTCTTTGCCAAAATTTAAAAAATGCCATTGAGCAAACTGATCCGCAGTCATGCCTCGGCTGTTTGTAAGAAACTCGTTAGCTACGTCAGTATTTGCTTGAAGGTATTCGTTTTCTAAACCAGACTTGTAATTTTTAACGTACTGTGTGTATTGATCCTTTGGGTTCTGCGCCATGTAATCTGTAACGGCAGACGCAAAACGAGTATTTAGATCTTCGGGTTTTAATTCACCCCTTTGCAAAGCTCCAGTCCAAGCGTCAAGACCCGCTTGGTCAATCTGGTTTGCTCCCTCACCAACTCCTGTACGACCAATTGTGGCGTAGGCATCTTGAACAAGTTTGTTGTAGTCTGGCTGTGTGGGTGTGGTGGGGGCGTTTAATTCAGCTACACGTCCACTCGTTGTTGGTAAACCACCAAGGGTTTTATAAGCGTCAATTACAGACTGGTTGTATATGGACTCACCTGCCGCGTTGGTGTGCAGTGCATCACGCAATAGTGACTGATCCTGCAAGATTCTGCCCATTGAGTCAACAAGAACAACGTTGCTGTTGTTTGCGGCAATATCGTTGTAGAAAGAAGCCAAACCAGTGTCAAAGTTACCAGTGGTAACGTCGTTCATTGACGAAACATTAGGTGATCCTGTCAACACCACGTTAACGCCTTGGTTACCAAGGGTTGAAACAATCTGGTTAATGTTGTTAGATATGGTGTTTTGGTCAACACCCTGCAACATGTCCACACCGCCGGTTTGCAAGAACACAGTTGAGCCGGGTGCAAATGATCCACCAGAGTCAATAAAGGTATTGAGTTGGTTTAGTGTGTCGGCTGAAGTGGCACCACCAACGGCGGTGTTCAATGTCTGTTGTCCCGTGGCTTCTGTCAGTTGATCAGCAAGAGTGTTGTTTGTGCTGTTCCAACTTGCGCCAGCAAGAATGTTACCTGTTAAAACATTACCCTCATTTGATGAGGTGTCTGCAACGGTGGTTGTTGGCGCCGCTACAGTCTCATTTGCTAAGTTAAGGCCACCAACTCCACCACCACCAGTCCAGTTGTACTGGTTTAATGCGTTGTTCTGCTCGTCCCTCAACGCCGCGGCCGCTTCCCAACTTCCCGTCAGTTGGTACAACGCTTCGTCACTCATAACTGAGGGCGCGCTTGAGCCCGCACCCAAAGACGACAAGCCACCGACATCGTCGACTCTGTCTTCGAATAAGTCCTCGCCCCATTGTTGTTGACCGTAATTTATTGCCATTTGTGTGCGTTGTTGGTTGGGTATTCCTATAGAGAATTACCCATAATTTCAGGCGTTTATGCCCCGTCGCCGTTGACTGCGGTGATCAGCAGGTTGGCCCATTCTTGCCATGTTTCAAACGCCTCGGGGTTCGGAATGGCGTACTTGTCAAACACGGGGTTGAAGTTAACCGCGTAGGCCACCTCACGCCACTGGTCTTCAGGCAAAAACGGGAACTGCTGTTCACCAAAGTAGTGAAGCAAGTTCCCGTTCCAATCTTCCCAAGTGCTATATTCGGGCAAGAATTCGATCAGCATTTAAGGCCGTTCGTCGCCGAACTCGGCGGTAATTAGCGTTCTACCGGCCTCGTAATCTCCATCAATGACGTTACTGCGCCAGCGCAAACTGACAAGCCTGTACTCAGCACGAAGATCCACCTTGCCGGACGTGGGTGCGTAGATGAAGGGGCCCTTTTCTTCCACGCCGTCGTTGGCAAACGGGCGACCCACAATGGTCAACTCCATGTCACCGACCTGCTTGAAGTCTGGCTCAATACGGGTCAAGTGCATGCGTCTGTTAACGCCCATAGGCTCGTCTGAGGCAGGCGTTCCGCCCACCCAACTGATGTCACAGGTTTCAATGAACGAGTCAATTGCGTACTCTTCTGTTGCCGTGATCTTGTTCTTGCCAAACTCCTGCTCCCATATCACGTAGCCGCCCGTGGCCTGTGACATGGAACTGCCTGTGGTCACCGTGACAGGAACAATGTCCGCAAAGGTCAGCGTGGTGTACCCGCCAGATGAGTTGTTTGTAAACACCGCCGCCGTGATCTGGTTGGCATTAACAAAGGTCTCGCCGATCTGAGTGTCAAACACCATGAAACTGCCGGCAGGGTTAGTGGTCAGGTCTCCCGGGGCAATCACCTGATAGGCTGTTGTGACAGGCGCTGTGCCGTGGTTTGGCCCGTAGGTCAGGGTATACGTCTGGCCCAGTTGTCCTGTGAAGTCCCAACCTGCCCAAACGGGACGGGGGAACACCTCAGTCACATACCCACACGAGCGACGTGCACCTTCAGCCTCACCTGCGTCGTACCAGATGTTATCCTTGACGTTAAAGATAATGCAGTCTGTGCACTCTGTTGCGGTGCCACGTGGGTAGAAGAACCAGATCTCGTTATAGCGTGGGACCTTGGTTGCCCACACCTTTTGGCGGGCGGTAAAGTTAATGTTGTCAAACAGGTAGTTAACGTTCTTGTCGTTAGGCAAAACCTTAACGCCGCCGTTGTACAGATAAAACCTGTCAACACCCATCCAAAAGAACGTGCCGTCCATCTCAACAACCGAACTGGACGACATGATAGAAGTCTGGTTAGACACCGTGTCGTAGCGCCAGTAGTAGGGCGCAGTGCCTGTGAAGGACACACGCACCAAAGAGTCAGTGGCCCAGAAGAGGCCAGAGGGTGAGGAGGTACCACCACGAATGGGATACCCACGCACGATCTTGCCGGCCGTCACGTTGACCTCGTTGGCAAGCGTGCCGTTCCAGTCACTGAAGGTCTGTACGTTGGCTGTGGGTGAGTTGAAGATGACGTTGTTGTTGCGCAAAAGGCCGTAGTTGCCATAGACAAACACAAACGGGTGCAACACCACAACACCGCCGCTCACGTCAATAGGCAGGTACGTTGGTGTTGACCCAGTAGAGTCAATCACCTGAGTCAGTGTATAAATGTTCGTTGTCGGGTCGGGCAAAAAATTACCCGCATAAAGCGAACTGTTTACCCCTGAGTCAATGTTGTCTAGGTTGTGTCCGGGGTGGGCTAATAGCTTAGAAGCACCTGTGCCAGTGGAATCGTACGCAATGTCAAACTGCCACAAATGCTGGTTGCTTGTTGCAAAAAGATTGGGCACGTATATTTCAAACGTTCCTGTTGTGGGCAAACCGGTAACAGACACCAAGTGCAATTCTGTGTAGTTACCCGGCGCGTTGTACGTGGGTGTTGTGTCTGTTGTGTAGTTTGTACGAACACCAGACGTGTTGTACGCCCAAAACGTTGTGGGGTTAGGGAACGTAGAAACGTAGTTGCCGTGTACGTGAATTGTCCGAGGGGCCACGTTAACCTGAATAACAGCAAAGGTGTTACTAAATTCAACAGGGAACGGGCCCACACCCACACCTTGGTCGGTGCCGGTGTTGAACACCTCAACGCCGCCGTTGCTACCCGCGTAGATGTAGTTAACGCCGTTCAGTGAGTTGGTGATCATTCCACGAGGAATACCAGTGGGGGAGGCAAACATTTGGCGGTAGCCGCCAATCTTCTTTGCCTTACCGCGCTGAAACCTTACCCACTTGCCGTCGTTATACTCGTCTGCCTCAAAGCGTGTACCGTCCCGTTTGATGCCGGGCTTCACAAAGAGGGTGAAGATTTTGGACGGTTCCGTCGCCATTAGAACGCGCCTCCAGAGATCAGGTCTGCCTGCACGCGCCCCACAAAACGAGTCACGTAGTTACCCACACCGGCCGTTGCGTCCATCGTGGCAATGTTGGTGCCCGCAACAGAAAAGCCCAGTTGGCCGTTGTTGGGTGAGTACATGCCCGTCACAGGGTCAAGCGTA